GGCGAAAAGTATTATCATGGCAAGGCGTTTTCCTTACGGCACAACGCTTGAAGAAGTCGAGCCGAGATATGTTGATTTACAGCTTAGAATTGCCGTTGAACTTTACAACAAGCAAGGGGCTGAGGGAGAGTCCGCACATAGCGAAAACGGCATTAGCCGTACATACGAAAGTGCAGGAATCTCAAAAAATCTGCTTTACGAAATAACGCCAATGTGTGGTGTTCCCGAATGAGAAGTTTGAAACGGAATCAACAGCGGATTTTTTACTCGAATCTGCTTGAAACACAAAAGGCAAAAGACGAATACGGACATTTCACGGGTGAAAATATTCCTGTGTATGACGAAAAAAAACCACTTGACATATACGTTTCAGCTAACACGGGCGATATATCGACTGAAATGTTCGGCAATTTGTCAGATTATGACAGAGTAATGAGCATATCGGACACGAACTGTCCGATAAACGAAAACAGTCTGCTGTGGATAGGCATATCTGCCGAAAAGCCACACAATTTTATCGTAAAGCGAAAAGCCGAATCCTTAAACGAAACGGTATACGCAATACAGCAGGTGACTGTGAATGAAGACCATTAAAATGTCGCTAAGTACGAAAAGCATTGAAAATGCAAAAAAAGAACTTATCGCTTACAAACAAGAAATCCGAGAAAAAGTGCAACAGGCTGTGGCTGAATTGGTTGCTTACGGATTTGAAGTCTGCAAAGCAACCATTGTTGAAATGAATATCCCCGATACAGGACATTTACTTAGCACGGTAAACAGTTTTTTCGATGCAGGAACAATGAGAGGTTTTATCCGTGTTTCGTGCGATTATGCGGTGTTTGTGGAATTTGGCACAGGCACAAGAGGTATGGCTACGCCGTATGTGGGTGAGGCAATGGCTAAGACAAGCTATAAATACATGGGCGGCACAACATATGTGACACTGTCTGACGGACGTGTCGGGTGGTATTATCCTGCCGATGACGGCACATGGAAATTCACCGAGGGTTTGCCGTCAAGACCGTTCATGTACGAAACGGCACAAGAAATCAGGCAAAACGCAAATGTGATATTTCGGGAGGTTTTTGGCAAATGATTGACTTTGAAAATCAAGTCATAGACATGGTGGCAAAACCTCTGTATGAAAAGTACGGAGAAGACGGCATATTCGTCACAGGAGAGCCTGTAAGCACCGTACAAACACTGTTCCCCGCCGTGAGCGTTATTCAGAGCGATAATGCTGTTCTGACACGCACACGTGCTATGGACGGCATAGAGAACCACGTTACGGTTTTGTATGAAGTTGACGTTTACAGCAATCTGACAAGTGGTAAAAAGCGGCAGGCAAAAGAAATAGCCGCAGTTATCAGCGATGTTCTCACGGAACACAATTTCACACGAACAATGTGTCAACCGCTTGACAATCTTGCGGATTTAAAAATTTACAGAATAAAGATGAGATTCAAAGCCGTCATAGGCAGTGACGGTTGGATTTACACTTCATAAAGGAGGAAGACAAAATGTCCGAAGCAATAAACTTAAGCACACTGGGTGTGCGTGTGGCATGGGGCGTTGAACAAACGGCAGGCACGATGCCGACAACAAGCCTTCAGTACCTGCCCTCAATTACATCAACACCTGAGTTAAACCCTACGCCTGATACAATTGACGTTACAGACCTTTCACAGACAGAGTACAAGCAGTACGTGCAGGGTCTTAAGGACTTGGGCGGTGCAATTTCGTTCGGTGCAAACCTAACTGCACTTTTGATTGATGTATGGGACAATCAGTTGATGGCAAAATACAAGTCCGCCAATGCAGAAGGTAAACGCATTTGGTTTTTCATCATTCACCCCAGCCTTGAAAAAGCAATGGCTTTCGCTTGTGAGCCGTCCGCACAGGGACTTCCTGCAATCGAGGTAAACGGTGCACTCACAACTAACGTGAACGTTACACCGCAGAATCAGCCACGTTGGGTAACCAAACCGACAAGCATTTCAGAGCCCACAGAAACATCAAAATCCTAATTAACAGGAGGAATTGAAAATGGCAGAGCCTATCAGATTTACATACGGTGGAAAAGATTACAAGCTTGAATTTACAAGAAAGTCCATTAAAGCAATGGAACGTGACGGATTCAGAGTAAGCGATGAAGCAATGCAGCAGATTGTTACGTTCTCCGATGCACTTTTCCGTGGTGCGTTCATTGCAAACCACAAGAATCTGAATTCTAAACTCATTGACGAAATTTACGAAACCATTCCGAACAAAGGCGCACTTCGTGAAAGACTTCTTGAACTTTATTCAGACACAATGACAGCACTTTACGGCGAAACGGACGAAACAGAGGAAGAAAACGGAAATTTTACTCACTGGGAGTAAACAGGCAAAAGCCTGAGTTCAAAACATACACCGAAATTTTTGAGGAAGTTTTCCCTTTTTATCTTTCAATCGGTATGTCATATACGGAGTTTTGGGAGGGAGATTTATCCCTCCCAAAATTTTATCGTGAAGCCGAAAAAAAGCGGCAAAAGCGACAGCTTGACGATGAAAATTTCCATTGTTGGCTACAGGGAAAGTACAATTTCGAGGCGTTCAGTTGCGTAATGGCAAACGCTTTCAAGAAAAAAGGTTCGCCACCTGTTGAATACCGAAGAGAGCCGTACAAGCTAGGCAAAGAGGAAGAAAACATGACGGAAGAACAGCTAGAACAGAAAAAGGAAAACGAGAACGTTCGATTTGAACTGCAAATGAGCAATTGGACAAAGGCTTTTGATTATCTCCCGAAAGATTAAGGCAGGTGAAACGAGTGGCAAACGAAATAAACATAGACGAACTGCAAATCGAAATAGGTGCGTCAAGCACAAGTGCAGAAAAAAGCATAGACAAGCTTGTATCGGCAATTGATAAATTGCAGGAGGCAACTTCACGTTGCACTGGATTGACAAAAATCAAGAATCAATTAAACAAGCTTGCTGAAATAAGTGAGAAAATTCAAAACCTAAGCTTTGGCACAGGGAAAATATCGGCACTTGTAAACGAGGTTAACGCACTTAACAGCGTAAGCGTGCCAAACCTCAACTCGTTTGAAAAGCAAATAGAAACGCTGAGGACGGCGGCGAGTAGCCTTGAGTCCATGCCGAACGTTTCAGACAACATCTCGGAGCTTGTAAACGCTGTAATGCCGCTTACAACGCTTGGCGAGGTTAATATAAATTCGTTCGTCAACTCGGTGAGCAGATTGCCCACTGTGGCAGAGGAACTGAATGCAATGAATTTCGATTCGTTTGCGAACGATATGAATAGGGTCACGGCGGCTGTAACACCGCTTGCAAGTGCTATGTCGCAGTTATCGTCAAGTTATCTGAGCCTGCCTGTGAACATTCAAAGAGTTGTGAGTGAGAATGCCGAATTGCTGACAAGTTACACTAGACTGCCTGCGAGTATGCAACAGGTTGAAAATGAAAACACGAAGATTGCAAATTCAAGCACACAGGTGTCTACAGCGGCTACAAAGATTAATACGGCACTCACAAAGGTAAAAGCAAGAATGCTTGCGGTTGTTTATGCGGCATCAAGGCTGTCAAGTGCTTTGGCGGACTGCCTTGAATCAAGCAACGAATACGTTGAAAACCTCAACCTGTTCACGGTTGCAATGGGCGATGCGGCGGAATCGGCACTTGATTACGCAGAGGCGGTAAATGAGGCACTCGGAATAGACACGTCCGAATGGATTCAGAATCAGGGTGTTTTCAAGCAGATAACAACAGGATTTGGAGTTGTCGAGGAAAAGGCAAACCTCATGAGCAAAAACCTCACGCAGTTGGGATATGACATTTCATCATTCTTTAACATTGACACAGACGAGGCTATGCAAAAGCTACAGTCGGGTATTTCTGGCGAACTTGAACCTCTCCGCCGCTTAGGATATGCACTTGACGCCGCTACCCTACAGCAGGTGGCTTACAAGAACGGTATTCAGCAGAACATCAACACTATGACGCAGGCACAAAAATCGCAGTTGAGATATTTGGCGATTATGGAACAGTCGACAAACGCTATGGGAGACATGGCACGAACGATTGTTACGCCTGCAAACTCTATGCGTATTTTAACGCAACAGTTCAATCAACTAAAACGTGCAGTCGGTAACATTGTAAGCGTGTTTGCTGTTAAGCTTATACCATACTTACAGGTTGCAATCAGACTTCTTACTGATTTGGCGAACGAACTTGCAAAATACTGGGGATTTGAACTGCCCGACATTGACTACAGCAGTACAGGTCTTAGCTCGGCAACAGACGATATGGACGATTACGCCACTTCGGCGGACGATGCGGCAGATGCAGTCGCAGATACGGTAAAGGAAGTTCAGCGACTTGCAGGATTCGATGAAATCAACGTACTGCAAAGCGACACAACAACGTCAAGCGGTACAAGCACATCTACCGACACATCGGCGACTGATACATCGAACTGGGACGTAGATTTGCCCGAATACGATTTTCTGTCGGGGCTTGACAAGCAGACGGACGAACTTTACAAAAAGGCGAAAAAGAAACTTGACGAAATAATCAAGAAGTTTAAGAGCCTTAGAGATTGGATAAAAAAGAACACTTCGACCATTAAAACGCTTGCAAAAGTAATGGCTGGGTTGTGGGCATTGTCAAAAATTGCAAAATTCATAACCAAACTTGGCGGAGTTGTAGAGGCGTGGGGCAAAATCAAGAAAGCCATTGGCGAACTGAAAATCATTAAGACTGTCAAAGGTTGGCTGAGCAATTTCCTTGACGGATTTAAAAACTCAACCGCTACATCGTTCTTCGGAAAACTGAAAGACGGTGTTACGAGCTTTAGAAACAGTCTGACAAAAACGCAAAAACTCCTTGGTTCGCTTGTCGGTGCAGGACTGGCAGGATTAGGCAGTTACAATTTTTTTGAAAGCCTCACTTCGGACACACTTACTTGGAAAAAAGCACTCGGAGATGTGGCACTGGTTCTCGGTGGATTTTCCTTGGCATGGATTTTCGGCGGCGGACCCGGTTTAGCACTTGCGGCTGTCGCAACGGCTTTCGGAGCGATTTACGGTGCGGCAAAAGGTGCAAAGAAGAAAGCAGACGAGGCTTTACAAGCCGCTCTGGATTCTGAATGGCAGACAGCAGGAACGAACATCACAGACGTGGCGACAAGCATTGAGGACTACTGCTCAAAGCTGACAGAGGCGGAATCTACGTTTAATGATGCAACCGATTCGCTTAGTGCTATAGGCGACAGTGCACAAGATTCTTATGACAAGGTCAAAACATTGATTAAAGGATTGTCATCAGACGATTGGGACACTGAAAAAATGACGGAAGTTCAAGACGCATACAAAGACTTAGCAGATAACACAAAATCGTATGCAGATACAGCCGTTTCCAACTTAAGAAATTTCGTCAATGCAAACGCAGACTTCGTTACGGCGGTTGGCGGAGATGTTGATGCACTTAACGATATTTTGGATAGTGCCTCAGACAACATAAACACTAGAATTGATGAACTCACCGAGCAAATTTCCGAACTCTTGTCAAAAGGCACTCTGACTAGCGAAGACCAAGACAAATTAACCGAACTCACTGATGAATTGGCGACACTGTCTGGTGTCGACATGGGTCCTTCGGCATCAACATACGAAAAATTAAGCGAAGAGGTAGAAGCACTGTCAAGCACAGATATAAACCTTGAGAATCTCGACACAACTCAAACGGCATTAGGCGAAATCGGTTCTAGCATACATGAGACGTTGTCAGAACTCGACACCGCCAAACAAAATATCGAAGACCAAATAACATATTTGCAAGCAGCATCGGGAATGTCGGACGAGGAAGCCGAAACACTTAGAAGTACGCTCACAAAAGTATTTGACCTTAAAGAAAAAGACGTGCAAGAAATAGCGAAAGGCTTGGAGCCGATAAATGACGCTGTCGAAAATGTCATAACACAGATGAAATCAGATATAAAAGGCGGGTATTTGGAAAGTTTTGGCACATTTATGCTTGATACAAAAGTAGTTGGCAGTTTATTTGGCAAGAGTGGCACCGGTAAAAGAGCTAAAGCGGCAATACAAAAGAAAATAAAAGAAACGCTTGAAGAATATGGTCTTTCGGGCGGTGCTGAAAACCTCATCAAAAACTC